AAGCTGTGTTGCCGGATTTTTCTAATTGTCTGAATCAAGTGGTTGACAAGTCTACTATCAATTCCATTATTCCTCGTCGTTCGTGGCGAGATGTTTGGGACTTAGATTTCCTTGGCTTATATTCAGACATAAAGCTGCCTACAACCAGAGACCCTACTCATGTAGCTGCTATCACAGATTACCTGAATATGAAAAGTGCTAACGATGCTGCTAAACAGAATTTATCCCAAGCTCTGTTATTAAGCAACGGATATAGGTCGGTTATGAACAATCAAGCCAAAGGGATCACGTCTCAACAAGTTGGCTTATTTATGGAAGTCTATATAAACAATTTAGAACAACAGAAACGGTTAGAGGATGACGAAGAGCCGTTTACGGATAAGGTTGTCCGAAAGGCAGGTTTGTATGTAGCCAAAGGGGTTTTAGCAGTCTATAGATATGGGAGAGCTGCAGTTAGTTATGTTATGAACCACACAGGAGGGTATGAAGCATGGAGAAATGCAGCTATTATAGTGACGGGAGGTTGGTATGTAAAGAGAAAGCTAGTGGGAGGCCGATTCGGGGGCGAACTTAAGACCAAGACAAAATCATATTATCAAGGATTCACTAGAGGCCTACTTTGTGCAGCCATAGGGTTGTGGGTTTATCATTATAGAGAGACAGCTGCAAAGGAGATAACCAATATAGCAGGAAAATTGAAGCAATCTCACCCGTTGATGGATGTTATGTTGGGAGGAGTTACAGCTTTATTACACGGGGCCAGGAAGCTAGCTCGAGACTGGCTACCTAAAGTAGTAGAAACTGCGGTCGTCACTAAGACAAATCACTCGGAAGTAGATTTGGAACCTGCTAAGAAAGCATTGCTAGACACGATCGGGCGGGCTTTGCAATCTATAGGCGAAATAAACGATTATGATGTAGTGGTTAACATTACCAAGAAAGTAGGTGGGCCTATAAAGATAGCTAGTAATTTAAAAATACAGAGCTATTTAACACAGATAGCTAAGTATAAGACAAACGCGACTCCCTCAGTACCCATGGCTTTCGCTAAACGAGCTGAACTAGATAGATATGATATAGGGAAAGCTATTTCCTTAGAGAATCCAAGTTTTCACATAAATAAATACGGGTCTCCTGTCAGTTTCGGTGAATGGATAGGGCATATGGCCAAGAAGCCACCTAAGTTGACCCCTCAAGAACCAGAATATGTCGGTTACGCTAGACAGAACTTATTTCCATCGGTACAAGGCGGCTCGTGTCCCAGCACCCGACTTGTATAATGGGCTCTGGGCATTTTTTCAAAGGCATGTATTGCCTAAAGTTACACCGAGTTTGAAGGTGGACTTTTCTGATGTATATACCCA